TTAACTTCAGTCCAACTTGTTCCATCATATTGTTCTGTTACTGCGGTAACTCCTGGAGTAGTTCCTCCAAAGGCAAGTGCTGCGTCTCTAGTTCCAGCACCTCCTATTTGACCTCTAGCTGTGTTTAAACTTCCTCCACTAGCCCAAGATCCTGTGTCTGCTACAGACGCAGCAGGATCTGTGCTCAGAGTCTGAACTTTCCAACCTCTTATACCTTTAAAATCTGTCATGAGGTATAGAACTACGGTAGGTTATATGTAACTGGTCTAGTTTGTAGTGCTTGTTCCTCAGATGATAATGCATCGTATGCAGCTTGTGCTGCTTCGATTTCAGCATCTACAAGTGCCTGTGCTTCTGCTTTTGTTTTTGAAACACCAGATACTTTGCTGATCCATTGATCACCGTGGATGTTATCACCTACAACCCAAACATTGCCTGGATGACCAGCTAAGTAAAACTGTTTTCTCTCTTCGTGAGTGAAAAAGTTTTTGCCCCAGTTAGTCGCTGTACAATATTTATATGCCATAGTTGCTTCCTCCTTTTCTTTGTTTATAAATCATAATTAACTTGTTGTCATTGTTTTTATTTGGAAATCATCAAACGAAAACTCTTCTGTTGCTGTTGTATAATTATTAGGAGTTCCAGGATGTCCACCAGATATTAATCCAAAACTAACGCTTCCTGTTCCAGATCCTTCAAATCTTGGTGTAGCTATATCATTAATTTCAGTCCACGAACTTCCATTCCAAAATTCTACATTTGCTGCTGTAGGATATTTACCAGTAGCTAATACTTGTGATGAAGAGTTACCAGAAGCTGCTCTATATTGCCCAGCTGAGTTTAATTCTGAAACTTCTGTCCATGAAGTGCCATCCCAAATTTCTGTATTTGTTGAGTCAGGAGTTGTACCACCAAATAAAATTCCATCTGTAACTGTTCCTGCTCCACCTCTTGCATATAGGGCTGCATTTTGATCTCCAACTTCAGTCCAAGTAGAACCGTTCCATTTTTCTGTTATAGCTACTGCTGTAGTGGTATAGCCAGATGCGTTTATTACATCTGTATTTGTGGCTCCAAAACCAACATTTGCCCTTCTAGCAGTATTTAAGTCGGTTGTTTCAGACCAAGAAGAACCATCCCATAATTCAACATTAGCCGTATTAGAGGTAGGGACTAACGGATCCTCTCCTCCTGCATATATTGAAGAAGTTAATGTTCCTCCACCACCATAACCAGCTCTTACAGTGTTTATATTATTTACTTCAGTCCAAGATGTGCCGTCATACTGTTCGGTATTAACAGTTTTTCCAGGTGTTCCAGGTCCAACATTACCACCGAAAGTCATAGCAACATGTGTTGTTGAACTTGCATTTGAAGCAAAACCTGCACGTCCTCTAGCTGTGTTTAAATTTGCACCACTCGCCCATGTTCCAATAGGCGCGCCACCAGATTTGATAGCTTTAAATTGTCCTGTTGTTGAATTGTAATACATTTGTCCAGTAATTGCGTCTGAGTAATCTGCTGCGGGTGTGCTTGGCGGGAGGCCTGAGAAAGTCCATTCTTCTGTGTTACTAACTCCTGTGCTTCCATTGTAACCACCAAAAGCTAATGCTGAAGTGTTGTTTGCTCCAGTTCCAACTAAAGAATTTCTAGCAGTCGCCAAATTATTTACCTCTGTCCAACTACTGCCATCCCAAGATTCAGTATTAGCAGTTCTTCCTGGAGGTATGGTTCCTCCAAAAGCTAAAGCAGAAGTAGAAGTGTTATCACTTCCCCCTAAATATCCCCTAGCTGTATTTAAATCTGATACTTCAGTCCAACTAGAACCATTCCAAACTTCAGTGTTTGCAACATCTGTAGTAGTGTATCCACCAAAAAATAAAGTTGCAGGTTGTAGCCCTGAGGCTGCTCCTGCATTCCTTGCAGTATTTACTTCTGCAATTTCTGTCCATGAACTTCCATCCCAACTCTCAACATTATTTACTCCAGGATTAGGGCCTCCAGCGATTCCTAAAGCTGCTGTTTGAGTTCCTGTTCCTGTTATAAGCTGTCTTGCTGTATTTAAATCTCCAACTTCTGTCCATGCAGAACCATTCCAACTTTCGTTAAGTGCTGAATCACTAGGTAGAGATGGATGAATACCACCAAAAGTTATACCCGCAGTGTTATCAGCTCCTGCTGAACCTGTATTTCTTCTCGCTTGATTTAAATCGGCTACTTCAGTAAAAGCTGTGCCGTTATAACTCTCTGCATTACCATAATAACTACCTCCATTATTACCACCAACACCTAATGAAGATGTTTGAGTTCCAAATCCTGAAAAATTATTTCTAGCTTGATTTAAACTACCACCACTAGACCATACTCCTGCATAAGGATTATTAATTAATTCCTGTGCATATGGAACTGGATCTGATGAAAGGTTTTGTATTGGAAAACCCTGTATTTCTTTATAGTTAGCCATTGCTATTATTTATCCTTTAATAGCCAACCTTGAGTCGAGTCTACGTAAACCAATGTAAAACCTGCTCTCTCGGTTGACACTGTTAAATCTGCTGCAGAACCCTGTATGTTGTGTGAGTTTCTCCCAATAGTTAAATTGTTTGTATCAAACGTACCTGCATAATCTATAAAACTTATTTCATCACCAATCGTTGCTGATCCAGGTAATGTTGCTGTGAAAGCTGCTGATGATGTATCACAGAAATATCCTTCACCTGCTACTGCTGTAAAGCCAGTTGTTTTTACTGCTTGCCAAGATGTTCCACCAGATACTTCGCCAAATGATAATTGACCAACACCTGTTGCACCTGATCCTGTAACTGATTCTACTTTTAAAAATCTATCAGCTGTAACGTTTCCTGTTGGAAACTTAAGTGTGTATGATTGACCAGCTGAGTGTGCTGGTGATTGTAATTTAATACCATGTGAATTTGCTTCACAATTTAAAATCAATGTACCAGGATTTGTGTTACCACCAATTTCAACAGCACCTGTACCATTTGGATATAAATCTAAATCTCTGTTTGAAACTGTAATGATTTGATTATTGTTTGTATCTAAGTTACCACCAAGTTGAGGTGATGTATCATCTACAACATCTCCACCTGTTTGAATTTCAATAATGTCTGGGTTAGTGCCATCATTTGCTGATGCTTGCACCATTGCTGTTTTTTTGTTTGTAGTTGAAAAAGTAAATGTATCACCAGATCCTGACACATATTTAAACTCTACTGTGTAAGCACCTGTTGTTGAATTTTTTAAAATATAAAATGTTTCTACATCTAAAGGAATTGTTACAATTTGATTTCCTGTAATTGTACCTGTGAACTCAATAAATCTTTGTTGAGCTGTACCAGTTGTAGCTCCGTCAGCAACTGTTAATGCTGTTGTTTGTGCTCCTCCAGCGATTGAAACTTGTGCAAAGCCACCCGTTAACTGAGCAATCAGATCTAAGTTTGCGTTAGTTTTTGTTCCCCATGTACCGGCATTTTCGCCAGTAGCCATTTTTTCTATACCAAGTGGTGTATATGTTGATGCCATATTAAGCTGCTTCTCCTGTTACGTCGTTATAACTGGTATTTGATCCAGTTGCAACATCTGAATACGATGTATTCGATCCTGTTGGAACATTACTATAAGACGTATTTGAACCAGTGTCAACATCCTCATAAGCTAAGATAAATAGTTCTCCTAATGTAGATGTTACTGATTGGCCTGTTAATCCCATGACCTGATCAGCAGGATCTATTGTACCAACATTTGAGCCAAAAGAAACACCAGATAATCCCATCACTTGATCAGCAGGATCTATCGTTCCTACAGAGCCACTGAAAGAAACACCTGTTAATGGAATAGCTACTGAACCTGTTCCTTCTATCTGACCTAAACTAAACTCTGCTTCTAAACCACCTAAAGATACATCTTCGTTTGGTGCAACTGCTGTACCTTGTGCTGATGTAATTTCAAAACCAGTTGGTTGAACTAAAGTTCCAACAAAGGCTATTGAATCACCTAATGTAGAAGTTATTGATTGACCTGTTACTGATACATCTTCGTTTGGTGCAACTGCTGTGCCTTGTTCTGATGTTATTTCTTGACTTGTTAATCCAACAACTTGATCTGCAGGATCTACTACACCAATTGCTGATGTAATTTCTTGACCAGAAATATCTGGTGTAACTGCAATATCAATTGTAAGTGAACCTGGTTGAGCTGTAAATTGTGAACCTGCAACATCAAACTCTGCACTAATAATATTTGTAATAGATCCAATATCTGCTGTTGTAGAAACTCCTGTTGGTTCAACAAGAGCTGTACCTGTAAGTGTTAAAGATCCAACTGTAGATGAAAAAGATACACCTGTTAATGAAACAGTTTCGTCTGCAAGATTTCCCCATTCACCAGAGCCCCAAGATTTTGCACCCCAGCCTGTAGCGAGTAAAGTATCTTCACCCCAATAAGCTTGACCCCAGGTAAATCGGCCCCAACCTGAATCAACAGCCATTGTCGGCCCCCTATGCTAATCTTATGATTGCGTTTGATGAATCGTTTGCAGGGAACTGAATTGTGAAAGTTCCGTTCGTTGCAGTTTTATCAGAACCAAAAGCGATAACAGCAACAGCGTTAGTTGTGCTTGAACCACCATCTGTTGTTGTGTTGTAGATTAATGCGCCATTAGCTGTGAAAGAAGCTGATGTGTAAGATACATCAGAAAAATCTGTAAACGCAGTTGTTGAAGTTAAACCAACTCCAGTGTTTGTTAACGCTGCACCGCCTGCAGAGTATGCAGATCCAGCAGTGTTTGTAATTTCATTTGTTGCCGAGTAAGCAGTCGTTGATGCACCTAAAGTTGCTGAGCTTGTGTAAAGTGCAATCTTAAAAGAATGACCCCCATTACCAGAAGTTTGGAAATCGTGTTTTCCTTCTAATAACTCTTGTTTAAAACTAGAACATATTGCCGATGTAATTGCCATAATAAAACTCCTAAGGGTTCGTTGATGGTACTGTAATTCTAACTGTGCCGTCCGTATAATCGTCTCTTTTACGTCTGCCAAGTTGTTCAATACCAAACTTGTCTAATTCCTCTTTATACTTTTTATCGTAAAGTGTCAACATATCTACTGGACCTTTTAAGAATCCATATGCCTCTACAAGACAAGCATATAATAGACCATTTCCGAAGTATTGACTGATATAAGTAGTAGTATTTGAGCTTGATAAGCCAGTAGGAATAGCTTCATAATGGATCTTAAAAACATAAGTATTATCTGGCGCTGGGGCTAAAAATAGTCTTCCAGATGTTGTATCAGAAACTCCTGTTGCCCCACCAAACATAGCATAGTATTTAGGTTGACCTCTTTTTGCAGATTCTGTTGAAGGCACATATTCTTGTAGGTAAGATTCATCCTTCTTTTCTAACCATCTATTACTACCTGTAGAAGCAGATGTTGAATCATAAACTTGTACACCTTTTACAAATATAGTTTTTGCAGGAACGTTAATTGTATTTTGTCCTGTAACTAAATTACCTGTAGATTGTTTTTTATATGCATCAATCGGTGCATCTCTAAATATTCTAAGCTCTGCATTTTCAATGAACTGATCTGTAATTGTAGAAGTTAAAACATTACTATCTACTTCAGTATAGTCTTGAATTGCTTGTGTTAATGTTGCGTATGTAAATCCTGCCATTATGGTGTCAATGTAACTGGACCTGCGGTCACTGACATTCCTCCTGCTCTTTCAGTCACAGTAGGAGTTGATCCTAATGTGAATGTATAATTATCTGTTCCTGTTACTGTTATACTAAATCCTGATGAATTTTCAAACACAGTAAAAGCTAATCCTCCTGGTGAACCATCTACGTTTCTGAAGACTACCGTATTACCAGTAGTTCTACCGTGACTTGGTTCTGTTACTGTAATTGTTGCACTTCCAGATGTAATATTAAAAGGATTACCAGGTAATAAATTTTGTGTAGCTGGTTCTGTTCTATCAGGTTTTGCATTTTGTAAACCCTCAGGATCAGCGCCATGTGCTCTTGGTTCTAATTGTGGCTGTTTAGGTTCAAACTCTGATACATGAACTCTAGAACCATTCCATTCTCTAACCATTTCAGAATATGGAAATGCCATACCAGATCTATCTGATATAAATTGTGCATGTTTACCTTTTGAAAAATTAGACATTTGGATAATAAGTTTTAGGGGTTATGTAAGAACTAGATGATGAGCCGTCCTCCGCTAAAGCTCTTTGTAATTCATCTTCGTATAATAACTTCATGTTTTGAGTTAATTCTGGTTTGAATTTTTGTGATAAATAATAAGCTAAACCTGATGCCATACACGGCACAAATCTATAAGGTACGTCTGTTGCATTAGTATAGTCACCAACATCCTGTATTCTTTTTACATAATAGTAATTAATTGTATTACCTGCTTCTGTTGAACCAGGTGTTAAGTATAAAGTAATCGTAACTTTATCTATAAATCTTTGTACAAAATATTGTGATGGTGTTCCTTCAGATGTTTTATTTGAAAGACCTTGATATGTAGATCTGTTTATTTTTGTAAGAGGTGTATCAACATTTGATGAGTTTCTGTAAACAGCTTCTAATACATCATCTACACCATATACAGCAGTAGCGTCAGATGTTCCGTCACCTGTTGATCTAAACATTGTATATGTTGCTTGACCATCAACTAATGTAATTGAGTTATTTGCTACTTCCCAATAGTGAAGTCCTCTGTTACCCCACTCTTGAAACATAATATTGAGAGATCTTCTTGCCATACGTAACTGATTACCAGATACGCCTTGCATACCTATTCTCTCATATGCTTCTTCGATTATTTCATCGATAGCAAATGTTTTGTCGAACGTTGTCGTTCCAGATGTAGTATTAGCCATTTAACCTCCTAGCCGGCAGTTAGATTAGGGCCTGAAAACTTATCTGTTAATAAAGTATAAGCAGCAATGTTTGTTTTAGTCTTACAATAAATTCCTTTTGGAAATAAAATTCCATCTTCAGGGAATGAAAAATTAATTACATCTCCTGAAGGAACATCACCAATAAATAATGTTGTTCCAGAATTTGAAGTTGTTGTAAGTTCTAATACACCTGCACCACCAGCATCAGAAGCAATTATTACACCTCTTAATCTAATTGGTTGAGCTACAATTGCAGCAGCACCTGCAGCTGCAGTTGATCTTGTTGCTTGTATATCACCTTTACTTGCCATATTTAATCTCCTTAAAATTTATGTGGGGCCGGAGCCCCACACTAATTATTTATTACGCTACTGTTGCACCGCTGTTTGAAATAACAACCCAACCGATTGTGTTTGCATATAATAATGCAACTGTATCGTTTGCATCATTGAACGTAATTGTCGTTCCGTTTGCAAAAGTAGTTGGAGTTAAAGTTCCATCTCCACCATCAACAATCATAGTGATAATTTTGATTTGACCTACTGATCCATTTGCAAGTGTTAATGCATCTGCTCCAGTAGTAGTTATCTCCGTAACTAAGTTAGTTGTGTCAACTGCACCAGCACCAGATAAAGATTGAACTCCACCTGTTACACCTTTGCCGTAAGAAGCATTAGTTGTAATAGCACCTGTAGTTGCGTTTTTAGTTATAAAATCAAAACCGTTTTCCGATCGGACCGGTCCTGAAAATGTAGTATTTGCCATAATTATATCCTCCTAGTTTTCCGAACATAGTCTCTAGGCCGTCGACTATACGCGTCTATGTTCTAATTAATTGTATAGTAATAATTTTATATATTAGATTTGTATGAAGTGCAAGAGAGCCTTACAAGAAAGTGCGATTTCAGCGATGTAGCGTTTTTGTGTTACGTAGCTACAGATACGTCAGGTGCAGCTTCTTCTATCTTGTTAAGCTTCTGAGCTTCTTTAGCTTCAGCTTGCTTAATGTGACTGATGACTTGTCTAATTCTGTCATCAATTCTTACCATATCAAGAGTATATCTTTTCTCCTGATTATAGTGCTGCGACCATTCAAGTTCCAGTCCTCTCTTCTTCGTGTAGAGTTCTTGAACGTGTGTCATTTATAACCTCCTCATAGGTTAACCACATTTTAGATTCATTTGTGAATCCATCTTTTTCCCATACAATATCATTTTCTCCTAGTTTGTCAACTAGTGCATTTTCAAAGGCTTTGTCGTTGTCTTCTGACACAATCGTGAAGTCAGCGTAGTAGCCGTATGCTCTGATTTGTATTCGGAAAGTTTTCATGGGTTTTTAGGTTATAGCATAAAAAAAGGGGCGCCGCAATGGCGCCCCTTAATTATTCAGTTAATCAGATGATTACGCAGTTCCTGGTGAACCGAAGATACCTCTAGGGTCTGAGAATCCGAAAGAATATCTCTCTCTAGCTTTGTATCTAACATTACCAGTATCGAAGTCACCTTCCATAGCTGTTTTGATTGGAGATCTAACGAACATTTTTAATCCGTTAGGTACATCTGTCTTGATGAAGAACGCATCAGTGTCAGTTAAGTAGTTGTTTACTACATAACCTTGAGGAATCATCCCCATTGATACTACTGCGTTAATATCATTGTCAGCTGTTCCAACTCTACCTTGAGATTTCATCAATCTCTCAGCAGTAAATTGAAGCTCAGAAGGAATAATCATTTTTACTCCTCTTGCTGCAATTTTTAAACCTCTCTCATCAGTCATCGCCGCGATATCGATTAACGATTGTTCTAATGAAGTCTCGTTAAGGTCTGCCGCTGTCGTTAACTCATTTTGAAAAGTTCCAGCTATCGTTGGGTGGTCAGTAGCACAAAGCTCCTTACCATCACCACCAGCAAATGAACTGTTGAATGCATTGTTTAATACATTCGCAGCTTTTACTTGCTTAGTGTTTGCCATCGATCTTGCTAAAGCTTTTGTGTATCTAGAAGCTAGTCTATCGTAAAGATTGTCTTCGATAGCTTCTTCTGTGATTGCAAATGCTAAAGCAATTGTTTCGTGCGAATATCTAGCTGTGAAAGTTTCTTGAGCGTTGTCGAACACTACACCAGAACCTTCTGGTTTAACTTCTGCGTTCGCGAACCCAGATAACATCACTTCTTCTTCAAAAGCTCTGTCACTGTTTTCAGTGTCAAAAATTTCAGCATGCTGATTTTCGTATCTTTTGTATTCCAAGCCGAATAGTGCATTCAAACCTGGCTCTAGTTCTTTAACTAGTTGTCCTCTACTTATTGCCATAATTTTATCCTCCTATTACGTGCCTGTTGTTACTTTAAGCTCATGTTCAGCAATAACGACTACAAAGTTAACATTAGCCGAAGCTATGTCACTGTTGTCTGGGTCTTTACTGATTCCCATGATTTTAAGTTGTTGAGCTGTAGTGTTTAAAGTTGAGTCGTTTAACTCTACTTTAGAGATGAAGTTAGGTGATGATCCAGCTGTATATTCTAGATCAGCAGTCTTTCCTACATCAGTCACTGCAGAAGCTCCTGCGTTGTTTGATTGTATTTCGAACCTTTCGTAAGGGTCGTCTGCTACAAATCCAACAATGTCAGTCGCTGTGTTAGAAGCCTTCAAATGGTTTGCATATGTAGGCTTGGAAGTTGATGCATCTGTAAAGAAAACACCGTTAAGTGCGCCTCTTAAATCACCGCCAGCACCTGCTACTAATAAGTAGCCGCCTGAAGTTTTCACTGGATCGTTTTGATAGATCGCAGATGAACTTGCAGCAATTGAGTACTCACTCAAACCTTGGTTATCTCTATTCTGACCAACTTTTCCGATTGCTCTCAATCCGAAAGCAGCGTCTTTGTTTGCCATAGTTTTTCTCCTTTTGCAAAACTACATAATAGTTTTGCGGTTAACATTAATGTGTTTTTGATATCACAAAGAAATTATTTCTTCGTACCACCAAAAGTTACACGAGTCTGCCTCTCAGCGTTGATCGGCATACTTGAATGTTGTTCCTTCATGAGATCGTTGTTTACCGCGTCGTCTCGATCTTGAGTTTGTTTTCTAAAGTACTCTTCTCGAGCTTTTGCAACCTCTTCCGGTATCCTAGCCAACACTAGGCCACCAACTCCTATGACTCCTGCGTATTTACCGTCTTTTACAGATGGATAATCATAATCAGGATATTCGTCAGCTCTAACTAACTCCCATCCAGATCTAATTTTTCCTGACATGTTTTTGGTATCGTCGAAACCTAAAACTTCAGTTCTAATCCATCTATGCCTATAACCGTCTGGCGCAGGTGGTGCATCAAGTGATGATGGTGGAGTCCAAGTCGTAGGTCTTTTTTGTTTGTCTCTAGACTGGCTCGCACGCGGGGTTTTTATTTTATCTTTTTCCATATGCTATACCTCCTTCGTGATTTTCATTTGTTTCGCATATTCTTCTAATGGCACTCCTAATTTTTTAGCGATAGCAACTTGAGAAGGGGTGAGTCTCACAGTTTTGCGACCAGATTTGTTCACACTTCGCTTCGCTGAAGCGACTATTTGTGTCGGTTTGGTCGTATTGTTTTGAACCTTATCATCAGTTGTATCAAATTTATTTGGAAATTCAAGTCTTATTCTTTTATCTATTTCCGCATAATATTCATCTGATTGAGGATCAAAACCTTCTTCATCCACTAGTTTTTTATGTAAGTCAAATGCAGTGTACGTCATAGCCGTATCTGTACCAAACCATCTATTTTTAGCTCCCCATGCTTCCGCTTTTGGATCAGGTTGAGCTGTTTGTTGAGGAACTACTTTTGGTATTTCCTGTTCTTTTGGTTCAGCTTTAGCCATATCTTCATATGCTGCTTTTGCTTCATTTAGTCTTGCTTCTTCATATCCAAGTCTAGCAATCTCTTTATTAGCTTCAACTTCAGCCGCAAGATCTCCTGCTTCTTTTGCTGCTGCTAATTTTGCCGCTGCTGCTTGTATGCCAGATTTGATTCTCTCTTCTCTGTCTTTTACACCAGCTTGTTCAACTGAAGAATATTTCTTTTGAAGTTTTTCTTTTTGTTGTTTTTGGTTTTCAGCAAATTTTAAAGCTTCATCAGCTTGTCTTTGTGCCTCTCTCCATTTCTTCGTAAGTTTAGCTATTCTTCTTTGAACGTCTTTTGAATACGTTTCTAATTCTTCTTTCTTTTGTTCAGGCTTCTCTTCCTGTTTAGTCTCTTGCTGCTCGTCACTCGCTTCTACCTTCTCTTCAGCAGATTCTTGTGGCGCGGGGCTAGAGTCTTCCTTGGTTTCTACTTCTGCTTCTGGTTTTTCTTCAGGTAACTCAATATCAGCTCCTGGTCCAGAAGTATCTATATCAACCATAGGTTCTATTTTCTTTTCTTCTTCTTGCATAGTTTCCTCCTATGTTAAATGTAATGCAACACAGATTCTGGATCTTTAATTGTACCCAAAACCTCATCGTCGTTAAGAAGACGGACTTCTCCACCTTCTATTGGTAAACGTGATCCTGCATATCTTGCAAAAATCACCCAATCTCCTTGTTTACACCAAGGGCCAGTTGGAAATTTTTCTTTATCTCCGTATGCCATTGGTCCCATCTTTACAACATAACCACAATTCGTAGCGATTCGTGCTTTGTCTAAAGATTCTTGTGCAATGATAATACCACCTTTAGTTTTTTCTTTTGGTGTAAAAGGTAAAACTAAAAGCCTCCAACCAGATGGTTGTGGTAATTCATCTTTAATTGATCCAACATTAGTTTCATCAACTCTTTTTGGTTCTTGAACTGACTCAACTTTCTGTTCTTTATACTTTTCTTCCAAAGCGTTTTTATGCTTTGGGACCTCGTTCGTTGAGGTCAATAACTGTTCCTTGCTCATTTTTTTGCTCCTTCTTGTTTAGCAGGTTAGAGATTTCCTGAGAAATATACTCGTAGGCGTGTGCCTGTCCTAGCATATATTTATATTTTTCCTTATTGTCA